CGGGCTGTTGACCGCGTTGAGCGCGCGGGCGGTTTCGAGGATTCCTGTGTTGCCGTAGCCGACTCCGGCCAGTTGGTAGTCGTAGGCTTCGCGCGCAGCCTTGGCGCGCACGGAAAGGGCGTCAGCCTCACCCGCACCGGCCGTGTCGCCCAGTATGTCGGTGGGGCTGCCCTCGAGGTCGGTTCCCTGCGCGGCAAGGCGGGCCGTCTGGGCGCCGATCCGCCGACTGGTCAGTCGGCGGCTGGTCTCCTCCGCGATCCGCCCCTGCTGAAGGGCGTCGTCTGCCCGCCGGTTCATCACCTCCTGATTCTGGCGCGCGACCTGCGCCTGATAGACGGCCTGGGCGGCGGCCGCCGCCGCCGTCTTCTGCTGAGCCTGCTGCTGCTGGAGTTGACCCGCAAAGCCAACCGCCGTGCCGGCGGCCGACAGGCCGAGCGAGATGAGGGCGGCGGTGCTCATGCCTGACATTTTGCTGTCTCCCTGCGTGTCATGAGTTTGTCGAGTTCGTCCGTGAAGGCCCGCTCGGCGTTATCCACGTCGAGCGCATCGGTCGCGAAGATCATCGTGAGGTGGGTGTCGGTCAGTGCCAAGAAGGCCTGCTTCCGGCCCGCACCGGCCGGCACGACGTTGTATCCGTGCAGTTCACGGGGGCCGTCCTCGACGTGTACGATGGCGTCGCCCTGCACGATCAACAGCGTCGGAATCTTGATCAGCACGCCGGTGATCATGACGCCCGCCGGCACCTTTATCGTGCGCGCGTAGACGCCGGCATGAAAGACGTGGTCCGTTCCGATGGAGACCTGCGGCAATGCCAAAGCAAAACTCTCGAGTTGCCGCACTCTGTCGATCGCAGCCGCGCTCATGGGCGCGATATGGATGGGGGGCGGTGCAAGGTCAGTCATCGCTCACCTTCTTGAAGAAGACGCGGTTGGTCTCGGCATAGCCGACGCGCGGCAGCACCTTGAAGAGATCGCCTGCGAACGGCGCACTGACCAGGAGACCGGGAGAGCCCAGACGGCGTGCCAGCACCTCTGCCGCCCGCAAGAGCTTCAGCCCGGCGCCGGTACCGCGATGGGCACGGGCGACAAAGAAGCTCTCGCTGACGGCCACTGCCACGCCATAGTGCGGCAGCACCGGCGCCAGCAGGGTGAGGAAGCCGATGAGGCGTTTGTCGCAAGTGGCGCTCAGCACCTTCAGCAGCCCGCGAGCCTCGAGTTCGCGGTAGCTCTCCATCCTGGCCGCCGGCGGCGGCATACCCGCAATCGACGATTCGGCGGCATACTCTGCCAGCAGGACCGCGAGGCCCGGATCGCGCTCCAACTCGGCGACAGTGCTCATCTGCACGTTCATGCCGCCTCCTTGAACACGCGGCGGAACAGGCCGTGCGCCAGTGCGAAGGGCGGGCCGATCTCGAAGCCGAGCCAGCGCATCCAGCGGAGTGCCGTCGCGTACCGCGCATCGACGACGTTTCGCAGCACTTCGAACACGGTGAGCCAGCGGGCGACCATACGGCGGCTTTCGACCAAGAACGCCCGTCGGTACGCGGTCACGAGGTCTGAGCCGAGAAGCCACGGTACCCCAGTCGAACCGATGAGGCTCATCCGCGATACACCCGCTATGCAGATGATTCGCCCCCCGGCATCGCGCGCCGTCCAGGCCTCACGCGCGGAGGCCAGCCCCTCTAGAAGGCTCTCAGCCGGGCCGTCGACCAGATGGACGGGCCCAAGCAGTGCGAGCACTTCCGCCTGATCCTCCCGGCGCAACACGCGCGCCAGTTCGCGCGCATCGACTTCACGAGCGGGCAGCAGACTGATCACCAGCCGCGCTCCGCGAGCTGGCGCCATTGCCAGCGATTGCGAACCAAGATTGTGCGTACGCCGGTGGTCTTGTGCAATACAACAACGTTGGTGCTCACAATGACACCCATATCGTTTCGACTCACACGAAACGTTAGTGCCGTGTTGACCGCCCCGTCATCTGTCCATAGCGAACTGCCACCGATTTCATCTCCGATAGAGTACCCGGCATCCGCTGACGCACACTGTGCCCGGAAGTCCCCAATCTGCGGAACGACCCCGAGGTAGTGGCTCCTTGAAGTCGAAGTGTTGACCGCGGGCAGAGTAGCTGAATAGCCTGAATCGTACCGCGCATTAAAGGCGTATCCGACCGTGCTAGCGACGCTCGTGCTGTCAGTCGCCGCCTCCCCCACCATGACGAGATTCACCTGGGGCGCGCTCGTGCCGGTGCCGAGATAGCCGCGCATTTCGGCGATGTTGAAGGTGAACTGGCCGCTCGCGACGGAAGGCGTGCCGCCGAACTGGTAGATCGGCGGCAGGAGCGTACTGCCGGTCGTCAGGATGCCGCCGGCGATGGTCACGTAGAGGAAATTCGGCGTCGCGGCGGCGCGATTGGCGGCGAGGCCCGTCCAGGTGAGAGGGCCGGTGGTGACACCGATCGTGTCGAGCGGAGCGCCCGTGGCCGCCGACCAGCCGGCCGCCGCCGTCGCGACGAGCGGATAGGTCGGCGAAATATTGCTCGTCTGCAGCGTGAGCGTGCCCGACGTGGCAGGCAGGAAGTTCGGCAGGCCGCCCGCCGTCACGGGACCGGCGCTCACCGTCTGGCGGCGGCCCGAGAAGGCCGGATAGGCCGGTGTCTGCCAGGCTGCGTCGGCACCGCTGATGCCCAGGAACTGGCCCGATGTGCCGCGCGGCAGGCGCTTGTAGCTGTTGCCGTCGCGGGTCAGCAGGTCGCCCGGCGTCGTCAGCTTGTCGATGCCGCCGCGAAATGCCTGCAGCGACTGGATCAGCGCATAGTTGCTCTGCTCGGTGGCCGGATCGCTGATGCTGCCGACGGTGGCGCGTCCGACGATCTCGGCGAGCTGCTGCATCGCCATGTAGATCTCGTCGAAGCGACGTTCGACGACCTCGGGATAGTAGCCGCCCTGGTTGGAGAGCACGGTCGTCTGCGTATAGGGCACCGTGCGCACGATGGTGAGCGTCGTGCCGGCGGCGAGGGCCGCCCCGGCCAGCGGGTAGGTTACCGAGCCACCGCCCAGCGTTCCGATTCCCGTGGCGGCATAGAGCGACGGGGACAAGGTCGTCTCGATGCCGGCGGCGTCTGTGGCGATCACCGAGAGATGCGCGTCGCTCAGGATCGGGAAGCCGTAGGGAAAGACGGTGGCGCTGCCGTTGCCGGCATGGGTCACCTTGCGGTCGGTATTCGTGAGGGCCATGGCTCAGGCTCCGGTTTCGAGGCGGGGGATGATGGCAAGCAGGGTCGCGGGCAGTGGATGCGCCTGACGCACGAAGACCCGGCCGGCCGCGTTCCAGTCCGGATCGATCAACACGCGCTCGTCGCCCGTCGTCAGCAGCGTCGGGTATCCCGGCTGCTCGCCGGTGCGCTCCTTGATCTCGACGAGACGGTCGCGGGTCGGTCCGGCGCTGAGGCCGCGCGTGTCCTTCACCCTCAGCACGACCTCGTTCACCACCTTCTGGCGGCCCTGCAGGGTCGGCGGCCCGGCTTCGAGGCTCAGCGTCTCGACGTCGCACACGTAGGGAAGCCCCGCGAGGATCGAGCCCGACGCCCGCGGCAGGACGATCGTCCCGTTGTTCACGATGACATTGGGTTGCACCGATCCGTCGGCCAGCACCGCGAGCTCGCGTCCCTCGAGGTGCCAGAGCCCGCCCAGCGTACGCGAGGCCAGCGCCCACTCCGCGGTCGGGCGATCCTGCAGGCTGGCATGCGGCGCGATGTCGAGCGTAGCGCCGGCATGGCTCGCATCGATGTACGACACGACCGTCACGGTCACCTGGTTCTGGCCGTTGCGCAGAATGTAGCTGACGCCGACCGACGCGGCGCTGAACGGCGCATGTCCCGTGGCCGTGAGCGTCACGCTCTCGCCCGCGCCATAGGCCGTCCCCGAGATCGCGAGCGTGCGACCCGCTTCGCCGTTCCAGCCGTCATGGCGGATGCCGCTATCGACGCACCAGGCGGCCTGCACGTCCTTGAAGCCGCGGCTTGCCATACGCTCGACGAAGCGTTTCGTCTCGCCCCCGACGGTGCGCCTGACCGACAGGTAAAGCACCGTCTCGTCCGCCTCCTGCACCGCAGCCACGCTCTCGACCTGCCCGTCGGTGACGTGGCGCGACCAGGCATAGACGTCGTGTTCCTTGAGGTAGGTGAAGGCGAGCAGCACGCCGTCGGACCGCACGCACCAGACGATGCCGTGCGGATCCCGGGCATAGGCCCACTCCTCGAGTCCGTACGTCTCGAACAGGTGCCCGGCGAGAATCGACACGTTGCGACCGGCCCAGCTGTCGGAGCCGAAATCGTAGGCGACGTCGCGCACCTTCTTGGCGGAGGCGGTCACATAGAGAGCCGCGCTCTCGGTGGCGATCGGCGGGATTTCCGCAATACCCTCGTAGCTCTGCGGCTTCACCGCGCAATTCGCCGGCGTCATGACATCGGCCTGCGCGCCGGCCCAAGCCTTCCACACCGCGCCCGAGGTCCAGACCAGCAGCACGTTGAGGCTGAGCAGATGGCGGATCTCGTTCACCTCGCGGCTGGCGATGGTGCGGGTGATGGCGTCGCTGTCCTTGGACGGCGAGCTGGTGTTCATGTTGTTGAACGCCGCCGAGGCCGAGCTGTAGAGCGTCTGCGGCTTCTGGTTGGTGCGGGCATACCACTGCCGGCCCTCGTGATAGGTCGAGCAGCCGGGATATTTGTCGGCGGCGTCGAACGGGTTCTTGCCCTCCGGCGGCGTGTCGGACGTGTCCGGCGCCACCGTCGTATCGGTGAACCCCGTGGCGCCGTCCCCTGCCCGGCCGATGAAGCCATAGACCCCATTCTTGCCCTTGTAGACGTTGTAGGAGTTCGCGCCGGCGGCATTCGTCCAGATGATCTTGGACGTCTGCACGTTCGACGACACCGAAGCCGACGCCACGCTTTCCTCGCCGGTCTCCTCGCTGACAGCCGTGACGACATAGTCGAAGCCGGACCCCGCCGCGGTCGAGGCGAGTGCCGTCGGCGGCTGCTGGGTCGGGGCATAGGTAATCGTGGCGAGCGACCACGAGGCATGGCCGGTGCGGGTGAGATTGCGTGGCGCATGCGACGGGTGCGTCAGCGTCATCGTGTCGGCGCTCTGCACGTATTTCAGCAGCGCCAGGTCGGATTCAGGGTAGGGCGTCGCGATCGTATAGACGCGGGCTGCGGTGCCACCTTGGGTCCAGTTCCCATAGCCGGACGTGTCGATCCCCAGGGCAAAGGTCGAGCCGCCCATCACCGTCACCGTGAAGCGCCGGCGATTGAGTTCGCGCATGCCCTCGATCCCGTCCAGCCAGATCGCATCGCCGCTCGACAGACCGTGCGGCGCGGCGGTCGTCACGATGCCGGGGCTGGCACGCGTGATGCCGGCAATGGCGATCCCGGCCTCGAGCACGTAGCCGCCCTCCTTCACGACGCGCATCTTGCGGTCGCTGAATTCCAGCACGTAGGTCTGTTGCGTGTTGAAGCTGAACGGGATCAGCCGGCTGCGGATCGCCGCATCGCAGGTGTCGCCCACGAAGGCCGTTCCGGCGCGCGTGCTGACGCCGCCGAAGGGATGGACGAACCAGTTGAGACACGTCGCGAGGCCGACCTGATACTTGGCCAGGTCAACCCGCCCCTGCAGCGCCGGCGCCAGTTCGCCCGCGGCGAAGCTCGGTAGAAGGATCGGCATCGTCATGGCGCGCTCCCGTCGAAGCCGCGCACCGCGAGGCTTTGCACCCTCCAGTCCGCGTCACCGGCGATCACGCCCTCGTTGGCGCTGTCGGCCATGGCGCGCTCGATCCGATCCTCGGCGCGCCGGGCCAGACGCTCTGCGAGATCGGCCTTCTGCGTGATGGCGTGCGCGATCGATGCCGCGAGACAGTCGACGAACGCCAGGATGAAGCCCGGCGTGAAGCGGGCCGGATCGACGACCCGTTGCGCGAATACCGCCGTCACCCGGTCCTCGTTGCAGTAGAGGAAGGTGCTGCTGCCGTTCGAGGCAATCTCGAAGCCGCGGGCGGGCTCGCCCCACATCCAGGTCGAGGCGCCGAACTCGAGCCTCCGCATGCGCAGGCAGTCCGACGGATAGGCGTAGCTGGACGCCCAGCGCGCCGGCGGCGTGCCCGACGCGGCAAGCGCCTGGGTCACCCGATTGAAGTTCCAGTCGACCAGAGACTGCAGCTCGTCGCGCACGGTCGCGTACCAGAGATTGATCTGGCGGGCCTCGGTGCTGTTCTCGGTGAGGTCGGCGATGGTGGCGCGCGTGCCGAGCCGGCTCAGCGCCATGTTGCCGATGTCGGTGTCGGCCGGCATCTAGCGCCCTCCTCCCGTGGCGACGGCCTTCTCCAGCGCCGCCGACTTCTGCGCCGAGCCCGAGCTCGAGCCGACCCAGTAGGCGACGATGTCGCCGAACTTGGCGCCCAGGGTGCCCAGCAGGATGTAGGCGATCTCGCGGGAGGCGGCCGGGATCTCCTGACGCACGACGAACCAGAGCGCGGCCATGAACGCCGCCGTGACCAGCAGGCTGACCATGACCGCACCCCAGGCGATCGCCGAGCCGGCCTTCGCTAGCTCGACGGTCTGGCTGCGCGCGCTCGCCACGTCGGCGAGCTCTGCCTGCAGCGTATCGAACTCCTGTCGACGAGCATCGGCCTCGGCCTGGATCACCGCCATCCTGAACTGCAGGGCGAGGTCCGGATCGGTCGCGATGGCACGCTCGATGCCGACAGCGTCGGACGCGCCCAGGATCTCCTGGGCAATGCCGGCGACCTTCGAGACGGCAGTACCTGTCTTGTCGCCCATGATCCAGGAAGCGACGGTCGGCGCGAGGCCGAGCAGCAGGGGAAGGAACGGCATCAGACAGGCTCCTGCGAGAGGAAGAGTGCGCGTTCAGCGGCGCGGCGGATCACGAGGCCTGGCAGAGGCCCGTCGGCCCCCCGGTTCCAGCGCTTGAACTGCTCGGCAGCGCCGCTGGCATCGCCCGCATTGAGCAGGCGCAGCAGGGTCGAGCTGGCGAAAGCCGACCGTCCGACGTTGAAGACGAAGCTGGTCAGCGCATCGAACTGCCCTTGTGACAGCGGCGCTTCGACCAGGTGCCGCACGGCACGCTCCGCCGCGCCGAGGTCCTCGCGCAGCCAGGCGGTGGCCTGCTCTTCGCTGCACGTATCGCCCCGGCGCACGCCGCGCGTATGGCCGTAACCGATGGTCCACGGCTCTCCGGTCTCCGGGTTGCCGGGATCGGGATAGGCCTCACTCTCCAGGCCTTCCGAAGCCTTGATCAGCGTGAGCCCGGCCTGTGACATGACCAGCAGTGCGTTTGCAGGATGACTCATGGCGTCCTCGTCGAGGGAACGGGCGACCACAGGCGCTGCCACAGGCCATCGATCTTCACGTCCTGCGCGTCGTTGCGGCGGTCGATGGTGTCGAGCCGCTGGCCGTGGGCGCTGAATCGGCTCTCGGTCGCACCCTGCATGGCCGCCATCTGGGACTGCAGGTTGCGAACCGCGGCCGCCGTTTCGTCCAGCGTGGCGAGCGTGCGCTGGGACAGCAGGACGAGCAGCGCCAGGCCACCGCCGACCAGCCAGCGATAGGCCTGCACGCCAAAGCCGGTCTTGCCGTTAGCGCCGCTGCCATTGGGAAGTTCGGTGTTGCTCATGCGTCGGCCTGCATGCTCGCCGCTGGAAACGCGTGATCGCCGCTGTCGAGCCGCGGGAACCCCGAAAGGACCTCGCGATGCACCAAGTGCGCGGGATCGGTCAGCACATCGATGCCCAGGACGAAGGTGCCGCCCTGCCGCTCGATCGGATTGAGGGCGGCAGCCTGAGTCGAGATCGAAGGACCGCGCACATGGTCGGCCTGGCCGGCCGTCAGCACGATGAACGTCTCCATCAGACTTGTGCTCCCACGGATGTGGCCCACGCCTGGACGTTGTTGAAGCGGGTGAGCCGCTGTGTTCCGT